TGTGAAGGATAACCGATAGTGATGGTTGTCATGTTGTTACTTGAGGTGTTACCGTCACTATTCCTTCAACAGTTCTAAACACATATGAACCATTATCTAGTTCAACGTCATATACATACCTGCCAGCAACAATTGAAGCTGATACATTTGAATTCATTGCTAATACGACAACACCCGAACTATTACAAGTTGCAGTGAAAGCATAAGAGTTACTAGAGGAATAAGATTTCTTTATCTTGCTTCTTGCGGTATAAGATGACAAATCCATCGGCATGCCATCACTATCATTCACGGTGAACGATTTGCTGAAAGTCGCACCTTGATCAATAACTAGATTAAGTTTTTGTGCCATGTTAACCTCTTACGGAACTATAGAAGTTCTGATGAATTTAGCGACAACGTTTGCCGTAGTTGGTGTTAACTGCAATCCAATATTACCGCCGCCGACGAGAACATCGAAAGAACCCAAAGATACACTATTAAACAATGTACCATATTCAGTTATATAAGCGGTTGTATTATCATGTATAATTGAAATTTTTGTAGAATGATAATAAGGATTAGGTGTAATTGTAGAATCTACAAGTTGAACCAAATATTCAAATGAGCGATATAGAGAAGCAGAAACAACATCAATATTTGCAGCAGTAGAGCTATTTAAAAAAGTGTAACTGTTTGCAAATTGATGACCAATTGAATTTAGTATTACACTACCAGAGAAAGATAAAACTGATGTTGTAGAATTTGCAGTGACAAAAAAGATATTACTTGAACCATTGGTGACTGCTAGATTTGCCTGAATAGTGAGAGCACCGTTGGAAGATAGATTACCACCTTTTAACGTATTAGCAACGTAGACATATTGTGCACCGAAATGTCCATCAATATATGTATTACCAGTAGTGACTGATCCTCCGAGCGACGCGTCCGCCGTTACTACATTCTGTGACATTAGATTGGCAAGACGATTTGTCGTTGCCAACCAAGTGCCGAATGTTTGAGTATTAGCTATCTGAGTAACCGTAATCGTCATTTACTTTTGTCCTATAAGCTGCTTAAGAATATCTTTGATCTCACCGACTTCTTTCCTTAGCTCTATTTGCTCTTGTATGATTCGGTCGACCATAGCTTCTTTTTGCTTTCTTGTTTTATATTGCGCAAGTCCGGAATTATCAGTATTTAATATAGCAGAAGAGTTGACGTCTCTAACCAATTCTTCTGCATCTTTAACTTTTATATATTTCATATTTATTAAGCCTGTAGAGCAATTGCTCTCATATCAGCAATTCTAGGGACGATGTGTGATCCTTCTTCGGATGTCATTACAATCTTAATTGAGAAAGTTTTATAAGAATGGAACAAAGCACCTGTTGATGTATAATACGAAACGATGTTACTTTGATACCTGTCTTTAAATCCTGTGAAAGGAACATAGTAAATAGACGCCGTATTACTTGAAGCAGCAGGTGTTATCAGTACTTCTGTTGAAGTTCCGGCTGTTGATAGCTTAATTGTTGTTGTATTTGATTGAAGTATGTTATAAAAACCATTTGCTATGGTATTTGAAACATCTCCTCTGTAGTACACGAGAGATCCAATATCAAGAGGTGTTGTATTGGATATCGTTATCACATTCGCGGAGATATTAGTATTTCCGAACGTGCCATACACTGCATAATCAGACATTGCAGTGTTTGAACTCGTATTGACTGAGTACTTTGTTGACAAACCATAGACAAACTCTCCGAAATCACTTCTATCAACTCTGCTGCTTACAGAAGATGCAGGAGTGATTTGAGTTAATGGAGTCCAACTCTTTAGATCAATTAATTGAGAATCTTCACCATTTAACAACTTAGCATATACGAAGATATTTGTATTTGAAGGTTTATAAGCAGCTAGATAAACATTCAAATCTTCAGCATCTTGACCTTCAGCAAGTACAACTCTTTTGGAGATATGCTTAGCTTTAGCAACGCCACCATCGGGTGAAGATTCATTATAAGTGTTACCATCTATGATGTTTTCAATTGCAATAACATTGGACTTAATATCATCAAAGAAAGGTGATACCTTTGTTGAACTTGAAGAAATGGGAATCTGAATCTGATAAGATTTAGAACCGCTTCCAAATTGAAGTTCATTTGATCTTGATCTAACAATACGCTCTTTATCGGTGAAGAATGTTTCCATATCAGATGTTGTCGTGGTCCATTCTGAATCCATTATTCCGGTGTTACTTGTGCCTTTCATCTGAATACTGACTGTCGAACCAATTTGTGCGCAGTATGAAAATTGAGGAATTATAGTTGAGTATAGTACATTATCTACCGATACTAGATTTGCTCTTGCCCCAGATTCACCACCAATCAAAATTGCTGAAGCGTTTGCCGAAACAACATTACCAAAACCAACAATAGAATTTGCGGTACTTCGTTCCAGTTGTATATAGTTTGTAGATGGTGCTATTCTATTCAAATACCCGAACAATGCTCCATTTGAATACATGTGACCGATCGATGCATTTGAATCAGCAAACGTTGGGGCAGTGTTCAATACGATATGAGTTGTATTTGGTATAGACGTAATTGTACGAATATTTGTAATGACATTTCCATTAGAACTAATATATATCGATCTACCGGTAGTAAATGTGGTCTGTGCATTTACGGTACCATTAGCAATCACAGATACAGTCGTATTAGTTGTAGAAGTTACAGAGTTAGATCCAATTGCTAAAGTACTATTGGATACATATACTTTTTCACCTACAATAAATCCACCGGCGAAGTTATTAGCTGTTAGAAACTCCGTATCACTATTTTTATATAGAATAGTGCCGGATTGTGATGTAAATTGCTTCCTGTGAATTACAAACTTAATATCTTCTTTTTGGAACGGGGTCCAAATTCTGTTGGTAGAAGATGTAAACAATATACCTGTAGAATTATTAACAAAGATTGGTGTATTTGTTGTAATATCGTTGCTACCAACTTCACCTACCCAAATATTATAACCTTCGTTTGAACCGACTGGAATAACAACGAAGCAATACTCTAAACCTGCTTGTAAAAATACAGGAGAATCAAAGGTAAATGATGTTGCAAGAGAAGCATCAGTACTCGTGTTCACCTGCGCGGGGGTTAATGTTCTAGTTGCGAATGGTAAAATTTTTGGAGCAGGAAAGCCGTTATCAACTTCTCTAATTTGCAACTCTACACCTAATGTAGGATGCTTTGATCTAAAATACACATCAATTTTATTGATAAAAACTCCAGAATTTTCTTCGGATTCCGAAATGAGGAATGTCTGAGCAATAGGATCAACCCCCGGCGGAGGAATTGTAACTGATGTTGAAGTTGATGAGCTCGATAAGACTCTAGACGAGACTACTCGAGACGAAACGTTTGCACCAGAAACAAGTGTTGATGTAATTTGTGGAACTCTTGTGTTTAATCCATATCGCGCTTTTGTAATTGAAATATTACTTGCTGTATAAGTGCTTGAAGATTGAGTTGTAATGGAACTAGATGCATTATTAATATCATCTGTATCACATAATCTGAATACTCTATCACCAGTTTTAAATGTTTGTGTTGGAATATCAAAATAACCATATACAACACCAGTTGAATCACTTATAAGTGATGAACCTTTATTCCCAGTCGGAACACCAGATGAATTTGTAGGCGTGCAATGTTGCGATACTGCTATCCCATCAAAATAAGCAAACAGTGTTGTGCTTGGCTTTAAATTGAACCCTGAAAAGAATATGCGGCGAGGTCTAATGAATGGTTGAATCGAAACGTCTTGTACAATTTCGCCGAAATCAAAAGCAGTATTAAGATTTGTAGCACTAAAATCTAACTGTTGACTTTGAGTCGTCTCAGTAGTTGTAGCTACAATATCTGTTGTTCTGGTAGTAGTTATCCTGTTCCCCGTGGTACTTACCGATGTTCTTACGTTTGTACCTGTTGTGGTTGTTGAAATAACACGTTCGGGGCCAATCAAATTCGGAAGACCATTAATGAAATTTGTCAAACCAGATAAGTCAATATTACCAACGATATCGGGTCCAACATCAATATCTGGTTGAGCATCGCCTTCGGGATTTAATAGTAAATTGCCGGTCCAGACATATAATACGTTTTCAACACAGTTTCTTGTCTTCGAAGCAAATGATTGCTCGATGTAAGGAACAGTATTACTTGCAAGTGTAATTAAACTACCTTCCTTTACCACATTAACACTGTTATTAGCATCAAAATTGATATCGACATATGTTCGTTTAATTGTAGGAGACAACTCTTGCATCTTGACGTCAATTGCTGCCTTATATTCCGGATTAGCCGTATCTGATACAGAAAATCCTTTAAATGAATCTACCACAAAACCATTTTTGAATCTATCTAGACCCGCATCGTCTTTGATACTCAGAGTCTTGGCAGATGTCTCAAGTAGTGATAGAGAGGTATAGTATTCAAGACGAGCGACTTTCTTATCGATTACCCCAATATCTCGCATTGTATATCTGCGATGTTGTTGTAGATCAATAGATACACCATAGTCGTATCTATTATAAGTTCTAACATCAGGTTGTGATAATGAAGGATAAGGAGGAATTGTCACAGTCCCAAGTGTCATTGTTCCATCCTGATCACGCGGACTTATTGGAGAAGGCGACGGCGCACCTTCAACAACATTGATATTACCGTCTTGAGACAATGCAATCTTAACCTTGCGCCCCAGATAATATGTGAATGCTGTATTGAAGTTTGTATCAGGCGATGGTGCATATGCACCATCTGGATCGATATTCAAAACAACATTAGCAGATGGATTGGTTGTAGCATTTGCTATAACTGTTGCGCTATTTGCTGTATTATTTGCATATGGTCTAAAGTCAATAGTGTCTCTGAGATCATACGCATTGCCTGTATCTGATATAAAGACAGGAATTTCTGGAGTAGTAATCGCCGTTGTATTTGCTGTATTCGCATCATCTATCGGATACGATGCAACAGAGAAATAACCAATACCACCAGAATAGTTAGGTATCAAGTGATCTAATTCGATAAGAAGTACATCATTTAAACCCACAGTATGACCACTTCCTGGCTTCAATGATAGATATGCATAGTCATACAATCCACCTCTTTGCCCACTATCTAGGACAAAGAAATCTGATCGGTTTGGATTTGTATTACTATATGTCGTACCTTGATAAACACCGCGAATCTTAGTTACATCAGCAATGCCGAGACACCATGGGCCAGAAGTTGCAGTAGGATGAGTATTAGCTCGAATCTTTACATATCGATTTTTATTAATTGTTTTTGCTGCTTGTACAGCACCTGTTCTAAACACATCATAATATATTGAAGCAACGAATGTAGATGCAAGATTAGTACCTAGATTAAATATAGCAGAAGAACCATCAGAGGCTACCGAAACGTTAGCTGAGTCTTCTCTAGAGAAAGAAACAGGGACACCTGCTGGGAAAAAGCGAGAAATATTATTGCTCGCAAGAGACAAGGTGAATGCATTAGCTACAGACATAGATACATTGTTAGAAATAGTCGTAATTCTTCCAGTATTAAATGTAGACACATCTCCAATATAAACCCAATCACCAACTGCGTATTCTGTAGTAAAAGATGTTCCCGATCCAGTAATAACATTAGAAGTACTTGTAATCGATACAACACCCGTAGAATTTGTTGCACGCGCAGATGTATTAGCAATTACTAAAAATCTCAACTCATTCGCTTCGGATAGAGAACCAGTCAAGGCAATTACATCTGTACCACCTGGATGTGATGTTGGTGGTGTTAGAGTCGCTGTACCATTTGCCTGGAATGTGCGGGTTGTATTTGTCTTATAGAAAAAAGAAGTTGCAGTTGTATTGATATTGCGCACGGCATTACTGCCTAGATTAAAGATTAGATCGGGCGATGCTGTTTCACGAAGAACAGCAACACCACTGGATGTTACAGTATCAGCATATGCTGCAACACCGGCTGAATTAGTTGCGTAGATTGAACGAACATCTTCAAAACTAAAACCGCTTGCCGTTATTTTAATATCGAACAGATACATTTTATATTGACAATCAGGTGTACCTGGAGTTCCGGAAAAATGATCTAATGCTCGAATCTTTGCGGTACCAATCTGAGTTGCTGGAGCCGATCCACCTACGGTGTAATTAGCAGACGTTAATTTTGTCGAAGCAACGGCATATAGACCAACTTCATCTAAATTGTTAGTATCAAATGGTCCAGCCAATTCCTTCACATAGGTATAATTACCATAATTGGCTGTAATAATCTGATTGGGAAAATATACTGTATCAGTTCCCTTACGAATATCAGTACGAACTTTATCCGAATATTCTACTCTATAACCTTGAACATAACCTAACCCTTTGCTAACCTCGAGGACGAGATTGTTTGAATTTGTCGTATTGGATACCACACTTAATTCAAACGGACTTACGATATAGTTACCAGATTCCTCATATGTACGACGGGCCATTTCTGCCGCGAGTTTTCCATACTTTGGATCTTTCAATTGAATCGAAGGTTGTCCAGAATTAAAATTGATTATTGAGAAAAAATTAGATGTATTTGATACAGATTCTCTCACTGTTAAGACACCGGCGAGCTTTAGTCGATTAGCACCAGGTGCGTTATAATTAGTGGAACCAAGAGCATTATCAAATAAGGTAGGATCGGCATCTGCAGTCACAATTGATTCAGACATGACAAACCCAACCGAAGAGTTGCCGGCATTAGTTGAGTACTTTGATACAACTACAGTCTGCGGATTTATACGAACGAAAAAACCATTCTTAAAAATGGTACCTTCTGTAATTGACATTGCATAACCACTGCCAACCGGAGAATATGAAGAATTAGCAATAGCAATAGAGGAAATAGTGACGTTTTCTGGAGAAACAACCGAAATCGGCTCGTCGGCATCGAATGTTTTCTGTTGAGAACCATTTGCGTAATTTGCTGAGTTAATATATTTGATATATAACGTATTGAGATTTGGACTATTTGACTCTAGACCCTGGATTGAGTTTACAATAACTGCTTGTAGATTAGAAGATGATACAACTCTATTCCCAACAAAATCAGACACGGAAATAGTAGAACCAGCTACAGTCGTATCTGTTATTTTAATATAATTATAATTTGGTTCAAGACTTACACCACAACCATCCACAATGGAACCATCTTTGAAAATTTGACTTCCGAATTTATCGATCTGGTCTTGTAGGATTGTTTGTAATTGAGTTAGTTCTCTAGCTTGAACTGCAGTGCCAGGTCTAAACAAGACTCTATGAAAATTATTATTTGCATCATAATCATCAAAATATGGTGTTGCATCAAAATTTGTCTCTAAAGGCATCCAGATATTCCTCTTTTAAAATTTAATTATAATTCTTATTTCTTCGGTCGTAGATGTAGTTCTATGTATAACTGAATTGGAAGCTTCCGTATAGATTACCTTACCAGAATTTCTTATAAGATCAGGATTAGTGGTCAAACTTACAATACCCTGAGCTGCCGAATTTTGTCCAGTGATGGATGAAGCCCCTACTTGAAAATTATTCCCTTCGATATCGGAAAGAATAAGAACAGATCTGACCTGTTGAATCGTTGCATTAGCGCCAATTCCATTAACAATCACATTGTTACCAGAAAATGAAGCTGAATTGGAAACACTTGTAACTTTAATATAAGATGTATTAGCAAATGTTACCTTACCATTAGCAGATGTATTAGAGTTTGTAACAGTATCACCAACTGAAAAATTACCAGATGTTAACGAAATTGTAAGATCAATATCACTCGTCCTATTTATAACCCTACCTTTAGCGTTTGTATTTGCCTGAACTACATATTCAAATGTCTGGAATGATCCTGTTACACTCGATAGTGTAACTCTTGATGTTTGATTAAATCTATTAGCAAATGTAGTTGTTATATCCTTTGTTCCATCTGAGGTTTTAATCTGTGTAATTGTGGCTTGAGCATTAGATGTGGATCCTGAAATTACCATACCATTAGCAAACTGACCTATGACATCGGTTAAATATACAGTGTTACTTTGTGATGAAACCACTCTAGCTCTAGCGCCTGTATTTGCTTGTGTAATAGTCTCATTTGATACAAATGTTTTGGTTGCAACAGAGACCACATTTGCAGTGGAACCTGAACTATATGCGTATAGCGTATTAGATTGTACGAATGTACCTCTAACATCTTTCAACTGTAGAACCGTGGAGTTACCGGATACAACGATACCGGTAGCATTTGAGGTATTCTGAACAACCACTTCGTTTTCTGTCCAAATACCAGTTTGTAATGAAAGTCCTAATTGAACTCTTGTAAAATTTGACACCGTAAGAGTCGTATTAGCAAACTCTGGGGTATTTAAAATACCAATTTTTCTAAATGAAACTGTTGAAGGATAATACCAACTTTCACTCGACAACGCATTGAACTTTGTAGATATAGCAGCATATCTTCCTCCTAGCTCACGAACAGGATCTGATCCATGACCATTAACAGGGGAGATTACAGGAGAAATCACCGCATTTGATCCATATAGTGTATTTGCATACACTTGGACATTTGCATATGTATATCCAGATCCTGGATTAATCACTGTAATTCTTGAGATACTATTACTCGATCCAATAGATGTATTGACATCCGCAATTGCAATAGCACCAGTACCATCACCTGTTATCTTGACAGTAGGTCCAATATAATACTCAATACTATTTTCACTAAGATCTACTGAACCGATCAATTGTGCAATACCCGAATTTCCACCTGCCGGTGTTACAAAATCAACTAGTTGGCCCATGACGAAGTCGCCAATTGGATTTTTAACTGTAATATTAGGTCTAGAATCGATTGTCGAAATATCAGAAATAAGAGCAGAGGAATCACCTCTGACTCTCTGATTTACTAACCATGTGCCTTGAATTGATGATATGAACAGAGCAGACGAATTAGAATATGCAACCGTTCCGTTAGCATTCAATGATGCATTAGACGAATCAACTAACTTTACTTTTTCTCCGATTATGAATAAAGCGCCGTTAACCGAGGTATTAGTAATTGCAATAGTTATTGAGTCCAAATTAGTATTAGAGATAATACCATTTGCCTGTTGAATAACAATAGATGTAGGCAAAGCGGCTGTAGATATCTTAAATGTATTAGCACTCGAGATAGTATTTACGAATCCTTTATTAACTACTATAACAGTCGAATTTACAGATTCAATTTTTCTAATATTTGAGTTAGCATTTTCTCCGATTCGAATAAAATCGTTATTAGAATAATCACTAGTAAATGTTGCACCTGAAGCGGCATTTGTAGCATATAAAGCTCTAGGTAGTATTCTTGCTATTGCTGAAATGCCTTGCAATACGTGCCCAGTTTGATTCAATCCTGGTGTTAGTGGCAATCGATTACCTGCCGCCGTGTTTGATGTATTTGAAAGAGCAATTGTTGTTGCATTAGCAAATTGTATGAAATAAGTTGTATTATTTGATAGACCAGTAATTACTGTATTACCAGCGTTTACATTATATCTGATCCTATCCCCTTGAACAAATGCAGCTGCACTTGATAGAGTAATTACGTTATTGCTGCCTTCACCTGTTCCGCCGGTGACGGCTGTATTTGAATTAAATGTTTGCGCGACTGGTGCCGCTACTATTACAGATGGTTCTGTAATGTAATTGTTACCAGCATTGGTTATATTAATAGCTATAATTTTACCGGTCGAATTAGCTTGAGCATTCGCCGTAGCACTGGAACCTGTATTTGATGTGATCGTAACAGTTGTGTTCGATGTATATCCGCTACCATTGGTTAAAACTACTGATAGTGTGAGTGCACTAGAGTTTGAAATGTTGGCTTTATCGGTTTTTACAGTACCCGAATCGTTAACATTTCTGAATGGATCATCGATCAATAATTGTTGACTCTTATTAAGTCTAGACACTCTTAGAGCTGTTGTATTTGCTGTAAGAACTGAAGCCACAATACCTGTATCTGTTTGAACAATTGTATCATTAATATTAAAATAACCAACAGATGAAGTGAAAGATAGAGTGTCAATAATTTGTTTTACAGATTCACCTACAGTGCCACCTGTAATCAAAGATGAATTAGCAAAATCCAATCTTAAATAAGAATCCACAGGAGACGATAATATTGCAGTCTTTGTCGATCCAATATAACTAGAAATTTCTCTGACTTGTCCTGCACCAAACCCCGACTTCAAGTAAATCGATGAATTTGCATAGTAATTATTAAGTGCAGATGAATTATCTGGTAATTTGATCGAATTATTATCGATAATTGATTCTAGAAAACCAGTTTCATATACGGAATAGCCTATGCCATTGTTTACAAGTCTTAATACATCGATTGTACCAGGTACGGCGCCAGCAATAATATTTGTATTTGAAATAACTGGAATAAAATTAGCCGACGTAAATTTAGTGTTAGCAGTAACATCTACGGTATACATGTATTTCCATGTATACCCATCACCAGTCTTAAACGTGCCGGTTGTTGACTGCAATGAAGGCTTTACAATTGAAGAGGTATTTCCGTTATTATCAATACATTTGAAAACGTTGTATTGATCATTATTATCGGTTGTAACAACATAAAAATTCTTGGAATATAAATTTGCATCTCTTTGATCATAATTTGCATATACAGTATTTGTTGTCCAGGTATAGCGAGGAACAACATGTATAACATCTGTATTACTTATTAGTTTACCATATAAAAGATCGCGATATACGTCAAGTTCCACTTGATTCACAGAGTTGTTAACAACTTCAACCGCAGTATCATCCGCACTTCCTGCAGCATTGGTCCATGGTTGAGGTCTGGCTGTGTAGACATAGTATGTTGATTCTGTGTTTTTTACTGAATCGATAAATGAATTTGCTTTATCTATATAGTGATTGATTGTTAGTTGTGAATTCATTTCTTTTATCGCTTACTGTTGTAAAATTGAAGATTGAACGATTACATCGGTATCACTATTAACATAATCTATAGCACGATAGGCACCAAATAAAGCAATACCGGCGGGATGAATAAGATCTCTGACGAGTGTTTCATATGATGAAAGCATTCTTTCGGCTATTATCTGGTATGAATAGTTTTGATAAAAAAAGCCATCTTGTATGTACATTTCGTCACTTGAAAAACTCTTCCTATTCAACCACTTGCCTTCGCCTTTACCTGCCTTATAAACAATTGAAATACCTCTTGCAATACTTGGATTAGTATTACTCACCAATGTCAAATTCTCGTTTTCTGAGTATCCGAATCCTGAATCTGTAATTTCTATGCCAGTTATAGCACCATTACTACCAGAAATCGTTGATGTTATAATTGCATTATTACCTTTTTGTGTAAGATTAGAATCAAGCAAATAAAGCGATGCAATTTCAGGTTCCACGACTGTTATATATGGGGTAGTGAGGTAGTTTAATCCAGGATTCACTTGTGATAAAGATGCAATGGTGCCAACTTCAACTGTTGTCAACGCTAATCCGTTTTGAATCAAAGTATCTAGATTATCATTATTTGAAATTGATCCTTGAAGATTCCAATCAGTTAATCTCACTACATTTGATATAGTTGCAGTAGCGGAACTGGTAATATCTGTTATTGTTGATGATTGAACGAAATAACCACTTTGCAAATTAACAACAATTGAAGTAGCGTTAACACTCGCTATAGCAGCATTCGCAATTGACTGTTGTTTAACCGGTTTATTTATTAATTGAAAGACTGATGATGTAGTATTGCTAATTAAAATTGTACCAGCAACAAGATTTGCGTTAGTTAAATTGGAATCTGGTCCGGTACAAAATACCAATGATTCATCTGATCTATAAACAAACAAATTTGAAATGCCTAATGTTGTATTTGATAAGGATTCACCCTTCGTTATATTATTAGGTGTTACGGTAATTCCTTCAAGATGTAATACATTAGCACTTCCTTGAACAGTATCAGACACGGAAAATACACCTGATGTACCTGTTATAGCTATCTGTAATGTATTTGATAAGGAATCTAAATTCAATGTTAGATAAGAATCTATTAATGTATTGTTATAGGATATGATTTCTTTATTAGTTATAGAACCAACATTAAAATTACCATCGAAACCTGTACCGCCGATAACACGTGTTATCGTAGCATTTCCAAATGGACCTAATAGTTTTCCATTAATTTGAAAACTTGGAGATGTTGAGAAACCAATCAGACTCACTGCAGATGAATTAGAAAATACAACGGATCCATTAGCCCCGGTAACTGAATCGGTAACAACATCTCCAGAGTTTATAAACCCTAATTGACCAGTAATATTTAAATTTAGTGTTGTAGTAACTGATACAACTGCATTTGTTGTATAGCCACTCCCGCCATTGCCGATGGTAAATTGTAAAGCACCTACATATCCATCAATTACGGACGATACTCGACCTTTTGCATCTATACCACCGGATTCTCCTAATACGTTAATAAGATCGCCAACAGAATAATCCGTACCTCCTTGAGATATAGCTACTGCAGTCAAAGAACCAGTTATACGAATGGCTTCATTTAAACTAATAAATTCTTCCGATGTTTGATATACGCGATCACCGCGTGAGAATTCACCTCGGATTGATGACAATTCAAGAATGTTAATTGTTTTATCGTTGGCAATTTTTGAGCTCACATTCTCAACAACGGCGGATGCTGTATTACTAGTATTTTGTATTTGGGTTCCAGCTAATTGATTGAGATTAGGATGGGATGTCACCTCAATATATCTTGGGACTTTCCATACATTATCTGATGGCTTAAAAATGTATTCATTAGGAACGTATACATCTATATCTTCGCCAAATACTATTCTGAACAAGAGTTCATATGCACGTTTCGACCCTTTTGCTTTGTAAAGGTCAGTAATGTGTTTCAACAGCAATCTTTTGTCTGTGACTATAGATTCTGGAATCTTGGACATCAATTCGGATTTAAAGTATTTAATAAATTGTTCTTGAGTTACATCTATATCTCTATAGTTAAGCAATGAACGCGCGTGTCCAATCGCCTGTGCATCTTGTTCGAGCCATTCATAATAAGCTTTAACAAACGCAATAAAGTTAGGACCCTCTGTCTTATAGAACGATGGAAACTGTTGCTGAATAAAGGGCGATATAAACTTTTCTATTGAGCTCAACCGTCAACACTCCGGATATTTACTTGTATCCCAGCCTGCACATCAATAGCTATGGCATCGTTTTCTTTTGAAGATACATCTTGGAATAATGGTTTTGCAGAAAATTCCAATCCCGTCTTACCTTCGAAAGAGGTGAACTGTATAGAATTAATACTAACTGTGCCTGCCACATAATCAATAGTACCGGAATTTTGGTACGATATCGAAGCTGGGTTAGTAATGTCTTTAATATAGACAACATTACTCTTATTATTTATGACTGTCTTGCCATCAATTATATCTACGACTAAGGTATTATTATTAGGATTAAAATCCGTATATTGATATCTTTTACCTAGTGATAAAAATTCGCTAGAAATTAGCGTTCCTGGTACAATTTCATTACGAAACGCTATTGACGGAAATGAATTTTCGAACACTTCCGACTTAAAGATTTTTTTAATCATGATCTCGGATTGATTACCTATTACCGATGCATCAATATCATTGATGATATTTTCTAGTCTTGATAAATTCAATTCAGTATTGAAATTTAAAAGCTCATCGTTATTATAGGTTTGTATAGCTTGTTTGCAAAGTGACTGTATATCGATATCGGAAAGTATAGTTGCGCGACTGTTATATTTAACGTTAGTTGTTATTAACACATACAAGTAATCTGGATCGACTATAACTGGAGTGATTCCAATAGTCGTTCTTGGTTTTAGAAAGGTTTCAATAGAATTTTTTTCTGTTTGTGACAAAATAGCACCAGAATAGGTAATAGGAGCAATTAGAACTGTTCCGAATTTTGGTGTACCTAGAGCTAATTCGCCCCCATATACGTATACATTTTTGATATTTTGATATTGCTGTGTTATTATAGCAGAGAAGTCGTTTGTGGTAATCGCCCGTTCTTGTGTCTGAAAATATCTGGGTGCGTTAAATCTAATAGACTCTAATGTCTCAGCACCAGCTCCACCAGAACTTGGATTAATTACTGTAATTGTAGATGAGATAGATCCAATACCATTAACAGGTCCTAGATTATCATCAAGAGTGAAGTTAGTTGATCCATCAGCATTTGCACCTGAACACACTCTATACTCCGAGTATATCACTGAATTATCGAGTGGCTTACGTCCAAATACACCATCACCAAATACAATCTCATATCTAGTATCTTCAGTTGCTTGCAAGAAGTAAATAGATGAATTTGCCTTAAGTCCATATAGATTTTCAGCTTTGGTCAAATATGTATTAACCTGCCCATCGTTCTCGGATAGTAAAATAGTCAACGAGTCTGTATCAATATTATCGTTTGACATAATGAATCTTTGCGCTTCAATTGATTCATCCACAACAAAAGCCTCAGTTAAATATCTACCCTCATAGATGCTGACATTAGCTTGAAAGACACCGTTTGCTGGATAAATAATATATCCTCTATCAGTTGAATACTGGAATGTTCCATTGCTGGATTTACCGGTAAATTTTGTACCGAATGGGATAGTAAATGATGAAAGATTGGATTGTTGAATCCGAATATTAATCAAAGCTTGAGATGATTTTGCTGATCTTGGTATATAATTTAGTTCTTTAGAGCGAGAAATAACACTATTACGAAGTTGGGCAGAATCCAAGAACATCTCTGATACAGCCATATTCATGTAAAACGCGTTTAAATGTGTATTATATGAAAGAATATCCAATAATACAGACATGTTAGATCCATCAAAATCGTAGTCACTAAACTGCGATTGTGATTTTAGATAGGTCTTGAGATTTGCTTTTAATGTATCAAAGTCAAGATTTACGAGACTAATTGAATTATTTGCCATTCTTAACGTACTCGTCTAAGGATCAGATTTAAACTCTGCGGTGTAATACTATTTATTATAGAAAAAATAAGATTTACTGCTAAACGATCTTCTTCTGGATAATTATAAATTTGTACAGAAAGTAAATTGACTCTTGGTTCATGAAATCGTATGGCATTTGTTATAGCATTTCTTAAATTTTCTTGAAGAATAACATCATTTGGTTCAAATAAAGAATTGTTAACATCTGAACCAAAATTTGGATTAAATCTTCTCTCACCTAGATTAGTTAAAAGTAAATTTTTTAGTGCTTGTTTTATCGACTGTTCATTTTTTACACGAACAAGATCTTTGGTAATTGGGTGTGGTGTAAGATCATCAAGGAAATCCGAAAACAGATCCGGTACTAACTTTGTTTGTGTAAAATTATCGGCTCTTGTTGACATTTCTTATCCTGATACATTTGGTGGTGGTGTTATTTGATCTTCTGTTACCGGTAAAGTAGCTGGTATTAATCCAGCAAAAGAAGTAGGAAATCCAATTAATTGAAGAAAACTACAAAATGTAAAAGGTATATACTGTAATAATGCACCAAGACCAATACGATTAAAAAATCCTGTCACAATTTGTAGCCATTGTTCAATCAAATAAAGTGGCCATTTTACAGCAAAATCTTTAGCCGCAGATATCAACCTATTTATTGTAAGTTCAGCAGATTCTGTAAAATCTTCATAAGCACCACCTAATAAATCTAAAAGACTAAAACCAAAAATATTAATTGATTTTAAAGCCGCTATTACCATTTTATAATATTGTTCTATCGGTAAGAGTTTAGAAACCGATGCAATTGCACTTTCTATAATAGCTTCAATATCTAAAGTAACTAGAGCCACGAGTGGAGGCAATCCTAGAGATCTCCAAATATTATTGAATATACTAATTAATGCATTTAATGCTTGATGCAGTATATTCGTAGCAAGATTTGTCATCTCCATTACAAACCAAGACCAAATTTCTTGGACTTGCATTTCAGGTATTTCAAGACCAAATTCACCACTAAATGATTTACCTAGTCTACCAACTGCGGCAACAGCACCACTTAAATTATTTGTTATTCTTGATTTTACTTCAGCTCTATATTCAGGATCCGTAAAAAGTTGTAAAATGTTTACATTACCAAGAAATGGTACAGGAATTGTAACTAAATTACTGATAATTGAACCAATAATTTCCAGACATTTTGCAAGAACAAATAATTTAAATTCGTAAACTATCGCCCTTGCTTTAAGTTCCCATTCAATTTCAAGTGACGAAAATGCACTATAAAGAGGTTTTGATATGGAAATAGGATAATTGCCAAGTATATCGTCAATTGTTTGAAGTGTTGCTCTAATTTGATCTGCTATTTCTTTATAACCAAGAACAGTCAATATTGCCGGCAATGAAGCTATTTTTTTTAATGGTATAGCAAGATCACCGGGTTTTGGTAAAAGAGTGGCGGGACAACCAACATCTGGAATAAGTTCTGAAAGGTTTATTGTCATTGTTTATCCATTCAAAATAATCTTGCTTGCGGTGAGAATTGTTTGACCGACGGATGTCGACATTACCTTGCCCGTAGAAGTGATACTTACATCACCACCAGTTGTCTGTATTTGCGCCGTAGTTGCTTCAATTCTCGTTAGTTGTGCAGACGTAGATATTACTTGAGCCGAAGAAGTAATGATTACATCACCGCCAATGGTCTTTAAAGTGATTGAATCTGCTTCAACTTCAAAATTCTTACATTTAAATCGTATATTACCACCACTAATGATTTCAATATTACCAGCAGAAGATTGATTTACGGCCCAATCTTTTTGTAATAAATCAAGTTTTAAACCTTTATTTTGTGTTACTGACTCACCATCAACTTGTTTATTTTCATCACCTTTAATTGCAATTGTACTTTTACCGCCGATTTCTTCATTTTTATCGCTGACAACTATTTGTGTTAAAGCGCCACCAACACCTACTGTATATTCACCACCTGCTGAAGTATAGCGATTACCTGCGGTTTGTTCATTTACCGATCCGTCTACATTAACATTCATTACACCTTTTACTTTTAAGTCATAATGGCCATCAACTGTAGTGGTAAACCCATCACACATATAGTAATAAGCTTTACCGACAGAATTAATTACTGTTCTACCATCTTTATCAATCTCTACATATGAACCTTTAGTGTGGGCAACTCTCAGACTTTCTTTTTCTGGAGTATCATTAATATGAATCTCATGCCCACTGCGAGTAATCGTTGATTGATTATAAGGGTATGTTGCTTCGAATGTAGATTCTGGGTGACGTCTGTTGTTTGGGTCTGACATAATATATCTTTAAGTCCTATTTAATCCGGCGCGCATTAAAGCACTTTGTCTTGCCAATAATCCTTGCGACTGCATAAAATTATTTACCGATTCGGTGGTAGTATCGCCAGTATATTTGGCCTGACTATTACCCGATTGAAATAATGTATTTAATCCAGAAATAACCGTAGGTATAAGTGCTGCAAGAACACCCGAAGTTTTAGCCGTACCAAAACCTGCGCCTAGAACTTTTGATAAACCAAACCCCTGAGTAAAATTAAGACTACCTGATACCGCCTGTGATAATGTATCAAATGATAAAGGTTGTCCACTAAGTAATGTATCACCAATAGTTGATGTAAAATGATTTTGTGCTGCAAATGTAGTATGTTCTTGTGCATTTGCGTAATTTGGTTCACCATTTCTTAATGTATAAACTGAAGACTCGGTACTTGTTGGGTCTTTCCATTCAATATATCCTGGATAAGGATCGCGATCAATGGTGTAATACTGTTGAATATAATTATCAGGTGGCGTTTGTACAATACTAATTGTTAAAGGCCTTGGGGATGTGGCAGTAGCTACTGCTATCGCAGGTACTTTTGGTACTGAATTAATTAAAGAATTTATTGCAGAATTAGTGGCACCACTAACTGCAGAACCAGCAGCGGTTACAGCCCCAGTACCCAAATTAATAACATTGTTAATACCTCCAGTTATTGCACCAACAGTGGAATTCAACCCACCAATAACAGAGGCCATCGCATAATTTGCCGTATCAAATATACCTTGATTTATAGGATTGGCGCCGCAAACTCTAACATTTAATGTATTAATAAGTTTTTGTACTTCTTGCACTTTTGAAACAGCGCCATTTAACGTTCCTAATAATTTAAATAAACCAACTTTTTGAGCCAGTTTTAAAATAGCGTTTTTAATTGCTCCGACAGCAGTATTAACAATTCCAGAAACAACACCTTGGACAGTATTACCTAGAAAATTAAGTATTGAACTAATCGAAATAAGATTATTATTCAAACAAGGGAGCGAAGATAATGCACCAACCGGATCAACCGCATTAACAATATCCAAAACATTGTTATTACTATTTTTATTATATGAAGCAACTGTTGGTAATGTAGCACTGGCCATCTTTGACTCTACAAGAGTTGTAAGTACCCCGCCTGTATTACTGCTTACGGAAGTAACATTTGCACTACCCGAATCAATATCCGAAACTGAAACTCTGCTATCATTTAATGAAGAATATGGATTATTTGGATTGCCATTAGATGATTGAGGAATACTACCCAAACTTGTATCAATTGCTGGTGATCCATTTAACATTTGACCACTTATTGGATCACCAGCTTTACCCATACTGCCAATTACTAATGGGTATTGAAGATCGCTACTATCTGCCCAAAAACCTACAACACGAGAACCAACCACAAGACCAACAGGTGCTGATCCTATTCTACCGATAGCTGCAGATGTTGGAGATTGTGTTACTTGTGCCCACGGTAAAGCGGAATCAGGTATATTGGTCCTATCATCATGATAGCCATACACTCTAATTTTAACTCTTCCGGATTGGTGAGGATCATTTACATCAACAACTTCGCCAATCCAATATATCATATTTTGACCAAGATTTCTCTGAACCATGATTTAACCCTCTCTATAACGACCTTTTAGACATTCAACAATACAAGTATATCTAGGTTTTTCGGCGACAAGACCTATTTTATGATGTATTCTAGAGATAAGAAATTTACCGGATAGCATTGTATCCTCTTTAACATTGCCGGTAGTAGCAGAATTATTTGGAAATGCACAATTAATAGTAACCCCAGGAGCTAAAATAAAATCACCAGGCACTCTTATCTTTACTGCATTTTGTAATAATAATGCTATATATGCCTGTAAACCTGGAGTTCCTTCAGGAATATAAGTTACAGGTCTTTGTGAATTATCAACCGGAATAAATGATTGTGGTGGTATTCTTGGATTCAAATATCTACTTTTAAATTCACTCGAAACATCAGTACCACCACTACTATCGCCACCATCTTTAAAAACTGTATCACTTACTCGTTCATCATTAATATTATATTCCCATGTAGTAAAATTAAATGTGGTTACTCTTGTTGGACCACCATAACTTATACGATCAAGAGCCGATAATGCGGTAGGTGCTTGATATGATAAAATATTTCTATCATGATCTGGACTTAACGCATTAATATTTATAGCGCTTGATTGTGTGAAATTTTTAACTGGTTCTGTAGCAAATAAATTTTCAATAGTAACGAATTTAAATATTTGTTCACTATTTTGTCTGGTTTCAAAAAATACATAAGATGATGACTGGTTTTCAACTGATATTGATCTTGATTTTACTAAGCTAATAGCTTTATATGGACTCAAATTACTAATAGGTAACATTTGTGGGCTTTTAGTTTGTTCTGTAATTATTTGTTTATCGGAACGAAGATATGTTTTTGTTATATCCTCAACTATTTCAGAATTAAGAACATTTTCATAACCTTTTTGTACATATTCATTTTGAGCATACATTGCTTCAATACTAACACATTTTAGTACATATGTTTTTGCTCTTTGGTTTGCTAATTGCTGGCCCTCGCCACGTTCATACAATGCAAACTTATAATTTGCTCTTTCATCACTTGGGCTTATCATATTAAATTCAATTAATTCATCGCCAAGCAGGCGCAAATTGCCTACAATATCTTGCGAATCAAGAACAGTTATATCACAAACTATTCCTGGCGTAAAAATACTTTCATAAATTGATGCTGACAAAAATGATGTCGTGAGTGTTAGAGAACCACGAGAAGAAGTTAAAATAAGTCTTTCTACTCTTACATCACCAATCGAAATATTATTTCCCATTTATTTTAACAAAGTCCTTAGTTCACTTGCAATTTGACCTGAATATTGTTTTTTCAAAACTTGAATTGATTTATTTTTTTCGTTGATTTCTGTCTCATAATCATAATAATAAACCGGACTCCAATAAGTTGATTCATTTGTTGGAATATTATTTGTTATAAGAGTCGCATTAGTATAAAGAATTTTAACTTTACTTTCTCTGCCCATAACATAATGCAATGCACCATTTTGTGTCACATTACCCAATGTATGTTGAATCATAAGTAAAGAACTACTATTACTGCAAACTTGTCCATTTCCTATAATAGTTGTATTATTATATACATCAACTATTTCATCTTTTATAAAACTGGAACCATTTACAGTATATTGCACAATACTATTTGTTGTAAGTTTCCAATCGATTTGTTTTCGTCTATATCCAAGCGGTGTGGTAGAAAAAAGAATATCAGCATAAATTGGTTCATAAAATCTCTTAGCAGTTGAGGTTAAATTTTCAAAAGCAGATATAGAAATTGTACCTTCATTAGAATACCAATTATTTCTATAATATTTTATTTTTGTTGTAGCATTTTCCAAACTACCATATTTTTTAATAATGAAATCATTAAAAGTTGCTTGATCAAGATACCAATCATAATATGGATCAACAACTTTATTTGTTATATGAAGAACCCAGCCCATATATTCATCTTGATAATAACGATCAGCTATTTCATCAGGATGCTCACCTTGTTGAATATCATATGGATAGTAAAAAATCGGACTATTATAAACAGAATTTAAAACAATTGCACGTTCGGTAATATTACGAACAGGTATACCGTTATATCTAATAATAGGAAATTTTTCAAAATATTTTTCAGCCATTTTTTAAATTCCTTATCATCCCCCACCTGTAGGAAATTGTGCACCAAAATTAGCTTGTTGATTTCTTTGATTCGTATTTCTCGTTGTTTGATTACCCTCGGCAATTGCATCATTAAAACTATTTCCTACATAGTCTTTATCAGTAAAGTATTCAATCTCTTTTAGACTAACTGTAATTGTAACAGCCGTTGGAGCACCATTTGTACCTCTATAAAATGAAGGTGTCGCTCCCGGTGAGTAATTTACTGTCACATTGTCAATAACACATGGCTTAAATCTATATAAGAATTCACTTGATGGAAATAAACTAACTGTAACCATGCTTGGAAATGAGAAGAATAAACCAATACCTTCACTTACACCAGGTAACATATGATATTGAAAGGTTCGAATAATATCACGTATTGTAGTACTTTCATCATAATCTGTTGGTACTAATTTCCAGGTAAAAGAATGACTTTTAAAATTTGGTTTTTCAAAAAGAATAGTCTGATATGAATTGAGCGTGACACCATAATAAGCTTGTGCGGCTTGACCAACTGGGCCAGAAATAGCCTGAAGAGCACCGGCGCCAGCACCTTTAAAGACACCTGTAGCAAAATCTGCGCCATTTCTAATTGACTCAATTGATCCACTTGATGGCGCTTGTCCTGAAAGTTCTTCAAGTCCCGCACCTACGGCCAATCCGGCTGGACCACTAAATGAAGTTGGTGTATAAGTTACGGATGTTGTATCTTTTAAAGAATCGGGAATAGGTAATCTAATAGTACCTCGTGATCTTAGGAACGGTGAATTCCTAATAGCTCTTTTTTCATATGTTTGAAAAAGAAAAGACATATAAAATGGTGTAATGCCAGTTAAATCATTTGGAAATTCATGCTGTTCTTGATATTGATTAGCCTTATTTATTCTGCTATTATAAAGCGACGCAGCATCATTTAAAGCAAGTACACCACCTACAGCTATACCACCAACAACCGCTGTTTGTAAACGTGATGATGCTGCTCTTGCAAGTCGAGCCGCAGCCCCGGCGCCTCGTATTAAAGCAGGTACTACAACAGGTGCGGCTAGTGCGGCTTGTGCGACCATTATTATTTTTCCTTAGAATAAATATTATTATTCTTATTTATACTGACGAAACAAAATGGCAAAATATCTACAAGGCTTTTTTAAACCTTTAAACCCTAATAAATACAAAGGTAATCCAACTAATATTGTGTATAGATCAAGTTGGGAATTACGGCTAATGTCTCATTTTGATGCACATCAAGATATTGTATGGTGGTCATCCGAAGAATATGTTGTTCAATATCGTTCACCAATTGATGGTAAAATTCATAGATATTTTCCTGACTTTATAATAAATACAAAGAATAAAGAAACGATTATGATCGAAGTAAAACCTTTGGCTCAAACAATTGAACCTAAGAAACAAAAGACTCCAACTAAACGATATATTAATGAAGTGTATACTTGGGGTGTAAATTCCGCCAAATGGTCTGCGGCAGAAGAATATTGCAAGGACCGAAAATGGAAATTTCAAATAATGACCGAAAAGGATATTTACGGTAAATGACAGCTTATATTTTTCAACAGTTGTCGGAAAGAGGTAGAGCCGAAGGCATTA